GCGCATGTGGCGAGGCTTCAAGGCATCGGAGAAGATCAAGAACGTGATCGAGAACTCTCCCGATACTGAGGTAGGTGTAAGCGAAGGCGTCCTGTTTGACCCAAAGACCAACAAATATTACGGCGTTCTATGGGTGCAAAACGAGAACCGCATCTCGTGGGAAGAGGATTTTGGAGAGACATCACCTTGGGTGACCGGTCGTTACACGAAAGTCTCAGGCGAAGTGCGTGGTCGCGGTCCTGCCATGCAATGTCTACCCGATGTGCGCTCACTGAACAAAGTAAAGGAATTTGTACTCAAGAAGACAGCGCTTGATGTCTCTGGAATGTATACTGCAACCGACGATGGGGTGACCAATCCCTACAACATGACCATCGCACCAGGCGTTGTCATCCCCGTTGGCTCCAACAACACGAACAACCCATCAATCCAGCGCTTAGACACGGGGACTAACCTTGCACTGGCTCAGTTTGAGATCAATGAACTACAGCTCGCTATTAAGTTGGCGCTGTTTTCTGATCTTCGTGACCCAACTGGTCCTGTGCGCACTGCTACTGAAGTTGCTATCGAGCAACGAGAGCTTGCCAAACGGATCGGGTCGGCATTTGGTCGACTCCAGACCGAGGTACTCATACCTGTCTTAAAGCGCGTGGTGGCGATTCTGACGCGACGTGGGCTTATTGTGCCTATCGAGCTAGAAGGCCGTGACGTTAAGGTCAAGTTCACCTCCCCATTGGCTCGTGCACAAGACGGTGAAGACCTGTTAGCTGTTCAACAAGCCGTGCAGTTTGTATTGAACACAGCTGGTCCCGAGCAAGTGCAGATGGCGTACAAGACTGAAGACTTTGGAACCTGGGCAGCTACGAAAACAGGCATGCCAGCAGAGTTAGTACGCTCTGACATGGAGAAGCAGCAAGTGATCATGGCCGGTGCACAAGCATCAGCCGCAGAAGCTGGGGTCGACCCAGAAGCAATGGCCGCTGAGGCCGGAATAACAACGTAAAATCAAAGGAAAGCTATGAGCTGGGACACGATCGAGGGTGAGAACCCGAAGGCGCGTGAGCAGCAGGAAGCAGCCAGGGAGAGACAAGCCGAGTTATGTAAAGCATACGCTCGGTGTTTCAACACTGATGACGGGCAGAAGGTTATAGAAGACCTGACTCGTCGATTCCTGCTCGAAAACGCTACCGCATTGGAAAGTAACAACGTCGAATACGAGGCGGCCTACCACAATGGCGAGGCCGGTGTGATTCGATTGATCATTCACTACATCCAGAACGCGGAGAAGCTATGAGCGAAGAGGAAGTCAAGAAACCCAAGCGTAAAGTCAAACCTAAATACGAAATTGTGTGCGATGAGCCCGCCCATTTGAAGTCGATAGGCTTTGACATGGAGTGGCTAGGTAACCTGGCTGACCAGTATGCCTTTGATAAGTTCGAATACCTGCACAAGTTTCGCGCATTTCGATGCTACAAGGCCGGGCAACACGTCGATTGGATCGATGTCAACGACATTGCACTGCTAAATGGCAAGCGAAGGCTTGAAGACATACGTCTCAGGCATCAACCCCTAAGCCCAAAGCGGGCGATCATTCAATATCCTTGGAGATAAATCATGGAAGACCAGGCCGTAGAAAGTAACGATACCCTGACATCGCTAGTCGGTGAGGCACAACCTACATTAGCAGAGGGTGAATACTTCTTATCTGACAATATCAAAGGCGTTGGCGATACGCCCGAGTGGTACAAAGCCGATAAGTACAAGTCAGTCGCTGAACAGGCGCGCGCATACACTGAGCTGGAGAAAAAGTTCGGTGGTTTTACCGGCGCACCCAAAGATGGCTACCAGTTGTACGACGGTGTTGAGTCTGACGATGCATTATGGTCGGAGCTGGTTGAGTTTGGCACTGCCAACAACATGAACCAGAGCGCTTTGCACCAGGCATGGGAGCTGCTGACTGCACAAGAGGAAGCAATCGAGCAGGTATCGGTTGAAGAGGAGATAGGCAAGCTGGGGCCAAACGCAGCCGAGCGTATCACTACCGTTGAGCAGATCATGCGGAACAACTTGGAACCAGAGCTGTATGAAAAGTACCGAGATGTTGTTACTAGCGCGACAATGATTGAATTCATTGAAGACTTCTCTAAGTCAATGCGTCCTGCACAGCTACCGATCGATGGATATGTCGAGCCTGGTGGTGTCGAGTGGGCAGACATCGAGGCTGAGATGTTTAGGAAGGATGATAACGGTAATCTGCTGCGCTCTGTCGACATGAATCATGAGCGTAAGATCCAGCGCATGATGAAAGAGTTTGGTGGTGACAAACCTTACACTCAGACGTTTGGCTAACTTAAACAATTAGTGGTATCATCGCGAGATCGGATACCCCTTTTTTAAGGCCCGGTAGTTTTAGGTTGAAAGACTGACCGGCTACCGGGTACTCAGTCAGAAAATCTCTTAATCATTGTTATCAACTTTGACAACGAGGAGACTGAACCATGTCAAAGAATCTTTCGGCAGTTGCCGTACAAGAGTTTGACAGCATGGTGAAACAGGCATACCAGGGTATGGGAATGCTTAAGCCAGCTGTCACCGTTCGCAACAACGTTGTGGGCGACATCTACAAGTTCCGCCGTATGGGTAAGGGCTTGGCTAACCAAAAATCTACTTCTGATCTCGTCACTCCAATGGACGTTACTCATGAGTTCAAGAATGCGACTCTCGCAAACTGGAACGCTCCTGAGTACACCGACATCTTTGACCAGCAGGAAGTAAACTTTGACGAGAAGCAAGAGCTTGCGAACACTATCGCAGGTGCACTTGGCCGTCGTTGTGACCAGCTCGTTATTGACGCGATGGATGCATCTACTCCGCTGACTACTACAGTCGCTGCGGGTGGCACCAACTTGTCAATGGCTAAGGTCATCGATGCCCAGGTTGAGCTTCGTGATCAAGGTGTTCCATCTTCTGAGTTGTTTGCTGTTATCGAAGCAGGCGGTTTGGGCGGATTGTTGAACGATGAGAAAGCAACTAACTCTGACTACCAGAACATCAAGGCTCTTGTGTCTGGTGAGATCAACACTCTCGTAGGTTTCCAATTTGTTGTACTGGAGACTCGTACTGAGGGCGGTTTGACTGAAGCGGCGAATGTTGTTGACTCTTGGTTCTTCCAGCGTCCAGCTGTTGGCTTGGCTATCGGCATCGACATGAAGACCGAGATTAACTGGATTCCCGAGCGTACAGCTTGGCTTTCAAACGGTATGTTGAAGGCTGGCTCTGTTGTACGTGACGAGGGTGGTCTCGTTAAAGTTCAATACGACAAGACTGCGTAAGGAGAAGCTAAGTCATGGCATTTGATTACACAAAGCTATCCCGCATTGGCGGAATGGGCGACTCACAGAAGGTTTACGCATACGCGTCACCTGATTCAATCGCCACTGTGACTGGTGCGGATTACTTCCTCCCAGCAATCAACGAGCTTGAAGTCAACGACATCATTTTCGTAAGCGACTCCGATGCAGCTGCTGTTACTATCACTTTTGTGAAGAGCAACAACGGTACTGCAATCGACTGCGCTTCCGGGACTGCACTCGGCGACAGCTAAGTTCCACGGCCCCTTCGGGGGCCATTCTATTTCTAGGTGAGTTATGGCGAGTAAGATCGACTTAATTAGCAATGCGCTTATTCTGATCGGGGATACTCCGATTAATTCACTAACTGGTGGGACCAGGCGCGAGACGGTAGCCAACAATCTCTACGACAATATAGTCCAGAACGAGCTAACCAAGCATCGTTGGGGCTTTGCACGTAGGAAGGCACAGATATCTCTGCTGACTGACACCCCGGTTGACCCCAATGGCTGGAGAAGCATCTACCAGCTACCCACTGACATGCTGTTTTTGATCACTGTTACCCCTGATTCCAACTATCAGATCTATGGTGACAAGGTTTACAGCAACTCTACTCAAGCCCTATACGCTGACTACATTGCAAACACGCCAGAAGATGAGTGGCCTGTGTACTTTGCAAAGATGATCGAGTACGCATTGGCTATGGACTTCGCTGCAAGCATTAGAGACAGCTCTGCGGCTCGAGGTGAGATGGCATCAGCGTACGTTAATGCGTCCCGTATGGCGCGATTCACGGACTCTCAGCAGTATCCTACGGAGCAAATCAGAAGTAACCCATTCGTTAATGTGAGGTTCTAATGGCTTTTGATTTCGAGTCATTTAGTCGCCACGGGGGAACTACTCCGGCGCCATCTTGGTGGACCTATCAAACCGATGACACCTGGGATGTTGTCATGGGTACTGGTTACTTCAATCGCGCCTACTCATCGGTAAACGTAAACGACTATATCCTCGTAAGAGCCTCTGTGACCACGTTTATGTGTCGCGTTACTGTGGTAGGCATTAGGACTGTAACGGTCGTTAGAGAGGATCTGGTGGCCGCTACAGGCATTGGGAGCGGAACATTTGGCTCCAATGTGAATGTTACTGCTACAAATCCAAATACTGTCTACCAAGTGCCGTTTAATTTTTCGGTGACCAATGGTGGAGGCATACAGTTAAACCCGTTAGACAATACGAAGATTGAGTTTACTGAGGCTGGCACGTATTTGATTGCAGGAAATATCCAATTATTAAGCAATAGCGGGTCGGCTAAGACATTTTATTTCTGGCCTACTATTAATGGTAACGATACCGGCGCTAAGTCTGTGCGCACGACCATCAAAGAGAACAGCGCGTACTTAAGTGTTGGTGTGTCTGCTTCTCTTACTCTTGCGGCAGGTCAATATATTCAAGCCAACTATGCAACGACTGACGTTGATGCGTGGATGGAAGCTAGTGCGGCAACAGCATTTGCACCGGCAACAAACGCAATACAGATTTCGGTGATTAAATTCTGATGGCTAAATCTCGATTTATTCAAAACAACTTTGTAAGTGGCGAGCTGTCACCTTTACTGCGTGGGCGAACCGATTTGCAACAGTATTACCAGGCTTGTGAGACAGCAGATAACGTAGTGATCGTTCCCCAGGGTGGCTTGCGTCGTCGTCCTGGCACTGAGTTTATCGGTGAATGCGTCAAGGGCATTTCGAAGATGTCGCCTACGTACACGATGCCCAATGGCGGAACTACGTCGGTACTCAATGACGGTGACGACACTACAACGACATCGACGACTGCAGGTATAAGCACGACTAACCCGTATGTTGTGGCGAAGATGGACCTGATATCGGCACAGGCAATCAAGTTTATTGATGTCCGTCGTATTAGCTTGTCTAGCGGAACCAGCACACAGTTCAAGGTTCAGTATTCATCGGATGATGTGACGTATACCGATGCGGCTACTATCTCTCTGATTGGCACGAATCCACAGGACTTCAGACTTACTGTGTCACAGACTGCTC